ATGATGGCATTGCTTAAAATTGCTCGGTTGTCTCATAAACCAGACTATGACGGCGCTTTGGATTTGGCAGGTTACGCCGCGTGCTATGCAGAGGCCGCTAAATTAGCGCCACCAGTGAGCGAAACGACAAAAAGCAAGGGTAAGGCTAGAAAATAAAAAAAGGCCGCTTAGAGCGCGGCCTAGTTGGGGAAATGGTTTGGCTTTAGTTTAGTTCAGTGACCACAGCTGCCGACATAAAGCAAAGCCCTATTTCTTTTGGATCAAGCTTGCTGGCTATGTCGAAAGCATATTGTAAACATTCTTTGGCCTTGTCGTTACTTGGCGCAGTTGCGGCTAAATTAATAGCTAATGTAAAAGCGTCTGATGCGTTGTTGATTTCAATTTCGTTTGTCATTTGTTTAGCTCCTGCTCTCCTGTTAATACTTTCCATATTTTGGTCCAGTCCCCTTTGTATGCTTTACGTTGCGACAATGCTTCTACTGTACCATCATTATGCGTTAGCCTAGAATGATCCAAAGGTAGAACTGTAATTTCCCCGTCGTGCAAAAACACTTGTATTGCTGCTGCGCCTCGTTCTCTTTGCTGTTTGTCCATTGGCTTAACTCCCTAAGTATTGAATTATGTGCGGTGCACAAATTGTAGTAAATGTAAAAAATAGTAATGTGATAAAGCCTAATAGGAATTGGATTTCTGGGGTATTCATTATGCTGCCTCGTTATATAGCTTTGTTGAATTAATACATGCGATTTCTTCTGCTATCTTGGTTAGATCATCAGCAGTTAAGCGTTCATCCCACTTGTCTTGAAGGTGGTCACTCTTAGCAAGCACATACTCGCCAATAATATATGCAAGCATATTCACAACTCGCTCTGGTTCGCTTAAATCTGTTGTGACTTCTCCAAAGTTAAACTGCTCATAATCTTTAATCATCTCTATGGCGTCAAAGACGTGACCACCGAGAAACTCTTTGGCTTGATAGGTGCCTATGATAAAGTAATCCATGTTGCATAGCTCGTTGTGCAAGTCACAGCCGTATGTATCTATGCCGTAGTTATCGCTAAAACTATCTAACTTGTCGTGAATATCTTCTATTACACTTTGAAATATATTTTGCATTGGTTTTCCCTCTTATTAATTGTTGTATTCTTCTATTTCTTTACCTTGTGCAAAGTCTAGCAAGTCAGCAGCAAGCAACGCGGCTTCTGCTCTTGTTAGCTGTATATGCTGAAAAATGTGGTCTAGTGGTGATGGCGTTGTTTCTTCTGCTCTTTGTGTTAGTAGTATACATACGCCTGTAGACAGGCACCCTGCAAACCTTGTAAGCGAAATGCTTTCTGTTTTTGATTTGAGTTCTGTTGTCATTAGTTTTCCCTCTCTTATTGTTGTTGCCATGCATTGGTGCATGTGTAGGCATTGCCGCAACAATGCCCTAGATGCATCAAGTGTTTAATGCCTTTGTAAAGTCTGGAATTGATCCGTCGATAACTTGAATACGCATTGCGTGACAATCGTGTTTTTCTTCTAATATTTGCATTACTTTTCTTGCTTCATCCATACTTGTTGCCTTGGTGTATAGTGGCTTTTCATTTAAATCTAAATCAGCAACTTGATTTGCAGTTAATCCCCAAATAACATACTCCATTGGTTTTCCCTTTCTTATTGTTTATATCAAAGTTATATCATGATATAATAATGATATGCAAGAAAAAAGAAAGCAATACAATCAATAACTTATAAAAAAGATTTATTGAGAAAAACGACACACAACACATTAAGGGTCAAGTCGTGCACGGGCGCGCGCGAATACACTTAAGTTTTACTTAAGTCAAGCTCACTTAAGTAAAACTTAAGTCAGGCATATTTGGGCCAGTTTTAGCAGTGCAAAAGCACTACATATAGTGCCTAATCAAGATATAGATAAACAAGCAATGCACATACTAAATGTAGTAGTGTTTTGTTAACATAATAAGTATTATGCGAATTAGCATATTGATATGCAATGCAATATAGTTTGCATTGCTTTAAGTCTGGCAAAGTATGAACATTGGTGTGCAATGGTATACAATTACCCCCCCGTCTAGCCCCCACCCCTACCCCTATTATTATTATACATTCTCACACACCAAATTTTGTGTTATATTTTTCGCAGGGCTACGTTCTTCTCCATACGTGCCTAGTTCTCCTCCCAGCTAGGCATTGCGTAGCCCCCCATGCCCCCATTGCTTTTGCAGCAATATCACAGTAATATTTCTGAAAAACAAACGTGGAGCATAGCATGGCAGGTAAGCCTTTAGCTAAAAAGACGTTAGCTGAGTTGTCTCGCAGGGGTGGTGCTGAATATTTGCGTGAGTGGTTGCTTGAGGGCAAGTCTTTGCGTGATTTAGCTGCTAATCTTGATGTGAGTTGGGGTTATTTTTACAATTTGCTGCTGAAGAATGAGGATTATACTCGTACAATAGATGCGGCGCGTAAGGATGCTGCAGATGCACATTTTGAGGCAGGTTTTGAAGCTATATCTGATTTAAGCCATCGCAGGCAGCGTGAGGTTATGGAAGCGCTGAGTGGTGAGCGTGATGTGAGTGAGGCCAATGTGAGCCAGATTGATTTAGGTTTGCTGAAGCAGAAGGTGGGCCAGCATAATCTTGCAGCGCAGGCGTATAATCCTGAGAGGTATGGCACGCGCAATCAGCAGAATGTGCAGATTAATATTGGTGATTTGCATTTGGATGCCTTGCGTAAGATGAAGGTTGTGCAGGGTGAATGATTTAGCAAGCAATACGATGCTGGATTTTGCCCAGCGTTATGTTAAGGCACCTGCTTTGTTTGTTGAGGAAGTGCTGGGTGTAAAGCCATTGCCGTATCAGGCTGAGTTTTTGGATGCCATTGCGTCTGGTGAGCGTAAGATTAGCGTCAGGTCAGGGCATGGTACGGGCAAGTCAACAGCAGCATCTTGGGCGATGTTATGGTATTTTTTGATGCATTACCCGAATAAGGTTGTGGTTACGGCCCCAACTAGCTCCCAGTTATTTGATGCTTTGTTTGCAGAGATGAAGCGTTGGATTAATGAGTTGCCGCCGCATTTGCAGTCTGTGCTGAATGTAAAGTCGGATCGTGTGGAGCATAATTCTGCGCCCAGCGAGATGTTTATTTCGGCGAGAACTAGTAGAGCCGAGACGCCAGAAGCGTTAGCTGGGGTGCACTCAGAGCATGTTATGTTGGTTGTGGATGAGGCCAGTGGTGTGCCTGAGAAGGTATTTGAGGCTGCGGCTGGGTCTATGTCTGGTCATAATGCGACTACGATTATGTTGAGCAACCCCACGCGGAGCAGTGGCACGTTTTATGAAAGTCAGACGCGCATGGCGAGTAGCTGGTGGACACGCCGTTGGTCATGCGTGGACTCGCCGCTTGTCTCCGATGAGTTTGTCGATGAGATGCGGTTGCGCTATGGCGAGGAGAGCAATGCGTTTCGTATTCGTGTGCTGGGCGAGTTTCCACTTGCGGATGATGATACGATTATTCCGTTTCACCTTGCTGAGTCTGCGCAGCACAGGGATGTGCAGGTGAGTGAGGAGACAAGCATTGTGTGGGGTTTGGACGTGGCAAGGTTTGGCACGGATAGCACGGCGTTATGCAAGAGGCAGGGTCCGATTGTGACGGAGATACGGTCTTGGCGTGGTTTGGATTTAATGCAGACTGTGGGCAGGGTTGTTGCGGAATATGAGGGTTTGCCTGATAGTCGCAGGCCGAGAGAGATATTGGTGGATAGTATTGGCGTTGGTTCTGGAGTGGTAGATCGTTTGCAGGAGTTGGAGTTGCCTGTGCGTGGTGTGAATGTTGCAGAAGCGCCGAGCATGGGCGAGACATATTTGAATCTGAGGAGTGAGCTTTGGTTTAAGACAAAGGGTTGGCTTGAGGATCGTTCTTGCAAGTTGCCGAGCAATGACCAGCTTATCGCTGAGTTAACCAGTATTAGGTATAGTTTTACCAGCAGTGGCAAGATGAAGGCTGAGTCAAAAGATGAGATGCGTAAGCGCGGTTTGCAATCACCTGATTTGGCTGATGCGTTGTGTTTGACGATGGCAAGCGATGCTGCAACTGCACTGTCTGGTAAGTTTAATATGTGGCGTGGTGAGATAAGAAGGAATTTGCGTGGAATTGCCTAGTATTGAGAGTGATTTGCGGAGTTGGTCACGCGAGGTTTTGGAGCAGCCGAGCAAGTATTTGAAGGGTATGCCGCCTTGTCCGTATGCGAGGCAGGCGTGGAAGCAAGATAAGGTAATGGTTGTTGAGCTTGAAGATATTATTCTGCAGGCTGATAAGTATTGCTTTGATTTTGATGCGTTTGATAAGGATTTGGTTATTCTGGCGTCATATAATTTGCCTGATTTGACTGAGTTTGAAGAGTTTACCAAGAGGTTAAACCATAGGTTTGTTGCGTTGCATTGTATGCAGTTTCATCCTGATTATGGCGCAGAGGATGCTGAGTTAGATTTTTTGTTTGATAGTGAGTGGGAAAGCAGTCTTGATAGGGAATATTGTATGCTGTTTTTGCAAGATTTGGAGCTTGTTATAAATGCAAGTGACAAACTTGATCCTTTAGGTTATTATGAAGCGTATACCAGCGCTGAATATGAGGCGCTTGTTGTAGATAGAAAAAGGAGAATGACATGGCGATGAAACCCAGAGCAATGAAGAAAAAAGCTAAAACTAAGAAAAAGATGCGTAAATAGTGGCTGCTAAAAAAAGCAAGTCCTCTAGCCCAAAGCCTAAAAACCCTCAGCTTTATGCGAGGGTTAAGGCTGCGGCTAAACGTAAGTTTGACGTATATCCTAGTGCGTATGCAAATGCGTGGTTGGTGCGAGAATACAAAAAGCGTGGTGGTAAGTACTAATGGCTAGGAAGCCGACAGGTGGCTTAACAAAGTGGTTTAAAGAAGATTGGCGAGATGTTAAGACAGGGAAAAAATGTGGTCGCAGCGGAAAGAAGGA